ACATCTAGATACTATGAATAATGTTTCTGGCTTAAACCAGCGTACCACTAATCTATTAGATCAAACGGGTATAATCCCTATAGTCCATTATGCCGTGCAATATCTCTTTTATACCGTTCAATAGTACAGATAAGGACAACATTACAACATGCCAACTACTAACCCTACTGCGGGTATGAAAGCAGTAGTCCAGATCAATAATTCTACCTATACAACCGTTACAGGTATGAAAACGGCTGAAATCCAGGTAGGTACAGATATCTATGATATTACCGATCTTAACGGTAATTTCTGGAAGCTTAAGCTCGGCGGCTTAAGCGATTACACTGTAAAAATTTCTGGAAACTTTGATCTATCCGACGCGCAGCAAGCCATTCTACAAGCCGACGTATTGACAACGCCAGGAACTATTGTTCCCTGGAAGATTTTTCCAGCCGGTACAGGTGGGACACACTTTTTCGGCGGTAATGCCCTGGTTAAAACCGAAGGTGTAAAAATCAATGTTTCCAGTGAAGAACAGGTATCCTTCGACCTGGAAGGAACTGGCGCGCTTACATACTCTTAAATCGTTGGCTTTTTATTGGAGGTTTTAAACTATGGCGGCCCTTGCTGGCTATAAAGCTAGCGTTTACGTAACAAGTACGCCGAGCCTCACGTTTACTAATCTGGCTTTAGTCGACGGCGGCGCGCATACGGTTTTTAGTGTAGGCGCGGGTAATTCTGCTAAATGGTATTGGGACGAAACACAACCCTTTACCGTGCAAACTGCGCCCGATGGAAGCACCTGGACTACTGCTAACCCTAGCACTTATACGATACAGTACGTCGGCGGTATTATCACATTTAATAGCGCCGTAACCGGAGGCACTCCCTCCGCGCGTGTAAGCGCCGGTTACTACATGCCCTATAGCGTAGTAGCCAGGGCTAAAAGCATTGAAATATCTAATATGTTAGATATTCTTGACGCTACAGATTTTAGCTCCGGCGGCTGGAAAACAAAAATAGCGGCCCTGGCTGGAAGCGAATACAAGCTAGAACAATGGTGGATAGATACTTTCTATGCATCTATGTTAGGTAATCGTATGGTAGTCTCAGCGTATACCGGCGCTAACGCTAACCAGCGTTTCGAAGGGTATGCTTTCATAAAGGATGATAGTTTCAAAACGGCGGTTAACTCGCTAAATGAAGAAAGTATATCTTTTGAAAGCGACGGCCCTGTTTACTGTATACAATCCTAATCTTCCAGGGCTGGAAGAATAACCAGCCCTGGCTACTTCAAACAACATAAAGGATACACAATAATGGATACATTAGCACTTAGACAAATGATTTTTTCTACTCCCTTGCAAGAGAAGCCGGTTACTATTGACGGCTGGAATGATCCTGCGACCGGCGCGCCAGCTAACCTTATCATCAGGGAACTAACCGGCGCGGCTGGCTCGGAACTTCTTACCTCTTGTACGGATGTCAGTACAAAGTCAGTCGATCAAGAGGCACTGGTAGCGGGTATAGTTTTAGCGACACTGAGAAACGCCGACGATCCTAATAAATCCCTGGTATTCGCCCTGGCTACCGATCCTAACGCGTACGATCCTGCCTTAAGAGATCCTCTTATGGCTACCGGATTAGGGCGCATTATGGAGGTCGCGCAGGCTTCCATCAAACTTTCAGGTCTGGACGAGGCGGCGGCTAAAGACACAAAAAACGCTTAAGGCGCGACACGGCGCGCCGTTTTGCGTACTATCTCGCCGCGCGTTTAGGCTGGCTGGACGTTGACGCAATGATGGAAAGTATAAGTCATTCTAAGTTTATGGAATGGATAGAATGGCGCAAGTTGGAAATAGAAGAAGAAGAAAAGGCGGCTAATAATGGCAATTCCGGCGGGCGTCGAAACATTCTATAGTATAACGTCTAGTCATCCGTACATGCTTATGGTATACTACGGATAAGAGCGTTTAGGCAAGTAGTGAACTATTCCAGGCGTGCATATCCCACTATGCACGCCTATTATTTTGCAAACATTTTAATCAGAAAGAGAGGAATACCATATGGGCGCGGGCTTATTGGGTAATATGTCTGTACGATTCGGCATGAATACAAGCGGGCTAGTCCAGGGCGCAAGTCAGGCGAAAGGTATCCTCTCTCAGCTAGGGAGTATGAATATAGGCGGCGCGGCGGCGGCGGGCGTAGCTGCTATAGGCGCGGCGGCTATCGGTATAGGCGTCGTATCAGTCAAGGCGGCGGCAGACTTCCAGCAAAGTATGTTAAAAGTCCAGGCGTACGCCGGTTTATCTACCCAACAAACTAAAGCAATGGGAGATAGCATTTTACAAATGGCGGCTAATTTAGGACAAAGCCCGAAAGCAATGGCTGATGCGATTTATCCTATTATTAGTAGTGGCTACAATGCATCACAGGCATTAAATATTTTACAGCTATCCGCTAAAACGGCGGCTAGTTCCGGCGCTAATATGGCTACCGTAGCCGATATGTTAACAACCTCATTAAAGGCGTCGGGCGCGCCAGCGTCACAAGCTGGACACTATATGGATATGTTTAATAAGATCGTAGCGTTAGGTAAAGGAGAAGTACCACAATACGCGGCGGTATTAGGTAAACTGACATTAGCGGCAGGAGGCGCACATATCCCGTTTGATCAAATGGGCGCGGCCCTGGCTACCCTTACTACTCACGGCTTCCCTAGTGTCGCGCAGGCTAGTACGGCGCTAGGAAACCTCTTTACACAAATAGGGCCGAAAGTAGACGCCCTGGCTACACATGCACAAAAGCTCGGCCTTAACTTTAACGAGACGGCTTTTAAGAGTATGTCCTTAAGCCAACAAATGAACTATCTACAGAAGATTACCGGCGGTAATACCGGCGAACTCCTTAAGCTTATGGGAGGTTCTAATCTCGCGCTTAAAGCTTTTGTTTCTCTTCAAAAAGCTGGAAGCGATTTTACCGATAACCTTAAGGGAATGAAAAACGCCACCGGAATGACAGATAGCGCGTTTAAAACGGCTTCCAGTGGCTTAAATGCTAGTATGTCCAGGATAAGCGCCAGCGTCCAGGTTCTAGAGGTAAAGATAGGACAGGCGCTAATTCCTACCATAACAAAAGTAACAAATTTAATAGCACCCTTAATAACTAAATTCGCTAATTGGGTAACTACTAGTAACATCATACCTAACAGTATAGACGCCGTACAAAAAGGATTAACACTATTAGGCGTAGCAATTAATAGGACGATAGGTTTTATTAATAGCGTAGTTATAGCCGTTCAAAACGTGCATAACTGGTTTATCCAGTGGCAAACACCTATAACCGTAGTCGCTGGACTAATAACCGCGTTCTTTTTACCGGCGCTTATTCGCGCGGGCGTCCAGGCTGGTATAAGCGGCGTACAAATTACCGCCGGTTTCATCTCTTCTATGGTAAAGACCGGCGCGGCGGCAGTCGTAAACGGCGCGAAAACTAGCATAAGCTTTGTAGCCAGTATGGTTAAAGCGGGCGCAGAAGCCTGGACTAGCGGCGCAAAAGTAGTTGCTGGATTTGTCGGCCCTATGATTCAGACGGGCGCGGCGGCGGTCGCTAACGCCGCTAAAGTAACCGGTTCTTTCGTCGCTTCTATGGTTACGGCGGCGGCTAAAGCTGTATGGGCTGGTATCCAGATAACCGCGTCCTTTGTTGCTTCCCTGGTAAAGACGGCGGCGCAAGCCGTGATAACAGGCGCTACATTTTTAGCTTCCCTAGTACCGGCTATCATCGCTTTTGTAGCTGAAAGCTTGACGGCGGCGGCGACGGCTATACCGGCGATGCTTGTAGGCTTTGGAGCCTGGATAGTAAGCGCGGGCGCGGCGGCGGTCGCTACAATCGCGGCGACGTGGCCTATTCTACTCATTATAGCGGCTATTGCGCTTTTTGTTGTAGGTATCATATTGCTTGTACAACATTGGGGGCAAGTTGTTGCATTCATGACGGGAATTTGGCAAAAATTCACATCCTGGATACAAGGCGCATTACAAAACTTAAAAGCGTTTTTCTTGAATGTTTGGAATGGCATACTAAACTTCCTGAAAATTGTAGGACTAGCGATATTAGCGGTAATTATTGGGCCTATCGGTCTTTTAGTAATTTACGTCATAACACATTTTACACAGGTTAAAAACTTCATAACTACCATTTTTAACGCGGTACTTGCAATAATACACGGCGTATGGACAAATATCACTAATAGTATACATTCTGCTATAATGAACATTTGGAACGGCATAAACAACTTTTTTGGTGGTTTACCTGGAAAGATGCTATCTTTCGGCGTAGACATGATACAAGGATTTATTAACGGCGTTATGTCAATGGCTGGAAACCTACTCGGCGCGATTGGAGGATTGTTTTCTAATCTCGGAAGTAGCGTACATGGCGCGTTACACGGCGCGGGCATACCTGGATTTGCTGGCGGCGTCCAGAACTTTAGCGGCGGTTGGGCTATCGTTGGTGAACGCGGCCCTGAATTAGTCCAGCTTCCACAGGGCGCGAATGTATACCCGTCTGGTAGCGGCCCTGCCTTTACTGGAAATAATGGAAGTAGTGTAAATGCTACCAGCCAGAACGGCGGCGGGCAGCAAGATATCTACATCCAATTAGATAGCACTACGCTGGCGCATATGATAGGAAACAAACAAAGCAAGATTGTAAGGGCAAGAATGGCGAGGCGTAGCGCATGAGTATGATTATTACTATTAGCGGTACGCCCGTATCTATTGTAGAACAGACGCCCGTTATACATAACACGCTTGACGGTAGGTCAGTAGCGACCTTTACCGTTAAAGATCTAACAGGGCTAAATCACTACCAGCCAGGGCAAGAGATACTTATTACTGATACGGTAAGCGGCGAGACATATACCGGTACAATTAACGATAGCGACGAAACAAATTTATATCCTAATCCCTGTATATATAGCGCGATTACATGCGTAGACGGGCATTACTTCGCGGATAAACGCTACTATAGCGGCCCTGAATACCAGAATACGAGCTGCGGCGACATTGCTACCGACCTCTTAAGTACAGTTTTAGCGGCTGAAGGTATCACGGCGTCCTATGCTTCCAGGAATGATTCGACCCCTACCCAATGGAGTAGCGGTACACTCTCCAATGCAGTAGCGACGAATAACATAAGCGGCGGCGACCTTGAATTAGCGCCAGCAGGTACGAGCCTGGAAGTGATAGAAACCGGCGCGACCTTTAACACTGGCACTGTAGGAAACACGCATGTATTAAACGGTGCATTAGCGCAAGTGTCATTTAATGCTATTAAAATGGTAGCAACAAATAGTATTATAGATGCAAATAACACGTATACTTATGTAAAAATTTGGTCTGGTAGTTATGTAGTACCGGCGACTAATGGCTTCTTTTCTTATACTATGTATCTCTCGAATGATTGTCCAGAATATAAGATGTCATTAGATTTAGTTTGCACGGATGGCACTACTTTACGCGATACAGCTAACGAGGCTAATAACGGGAATGATCAACAGGACATGGCGGCCCATCCTGGCAACGATTTAACAGGGCTTGCTAATGGACAATGGTATCAAAGGACATTCGGCATATCTAATTGTTTATCAGGTAAAACTATAGCCTATGTATCAATAGCGTGCGAAGGTGACAAGGTAGGAACATATACAGGGTACTTCTATAATGCCTTTTTCAGTAGTCCTACGGTTACTACAATTTACGGCGGCGCTTCCAGTATCACTACTCAGCAATTACAAAAGTTTGGATACTCTTCAACTAGTGTAACTATCGCTAAAGTATACAATCCAGTAGACGCGCGAATAAGCCCTAGTTACAGTCTTAACAGCGTGAAAGTCATATCAGATACTATCATATCCTGGCAATCCAGCGACACGGCTACAAGTAGCACTACGCCGGTAAATTATAACGGTACTATGATCTATGGGACTGGAAGCCAGACAATTATTAAATACTCCATTGACGGCGGCGACACTTTCATTCAATGCACCAATAACCAGCCGCTACCAGACTTACCGGCGGGCATGTTAGTAACCGGTTTAAACATCCTTTTTAGACAAGAGTTATACTCAGCTAGCCCTGAAATACCCGCGTATCTTTCAGAGATGCAATGCACGCTAGAAACCGCGTACAACGGTACTATAGCCGATTCTCATAACAGCTTTTCTAATAATACAGAATGGGGATTAGGTACATTTTCTAATACTACAAATAATAGCGGTAGTGTTCTTACCTTATCAGGTGTAACGCGGAATTGGGATAATCACGATATAAGCAATCAAACGTTATTCGGCGGCCCTGGTAATGAAATGTTTACTAAAAATCGTACTTTGCTAATAGGCGTAGATGGAATAGGTACTACTGGTTATGATGGAAAATGTAGAAATGACTTCGCGCCACAATATCAAAACTTTACAGCCGAAGTAGATATACTTGTAGGTACGTGGGATAGCGGCATAATATACCGTACAACTAATTGGGGTAACGGCGCAGGTACGTATGCATTCGCGGCTTTAGTTAGTCCTAATAGCGTTTATCTGGCAAGAGGGAGTAATAGTACAAGTAGTACAAACGTAGTACCGGCGGCTACAACCTCGGCTGGCGTTACGCTGGTAGCTGGAAACTGGCATAGGCTTAAGGTAGTGGTATCAGGAACTAACCATAAAATCTACCTGGACGATACGCTAATGGTTAACGCGACTGATACAAATTTTAATAGTACCGGTTATTGCGGTCTTATCGTGCGTAATGGTAACGCAACCGCGCCGACGCACCGTCAAGGGCAATTCGATAATTTTGGTATAACACCAGCTTTAACCGGCTCATGGGTTTCGCCGTCTATATCGCTTAATAGTCTGGCTACCTACAATATGAGCGATTTAACGTATAGAGATGTTTCTAGCGATCCTGTAAACACAACTATTCTAGCTGAATACACATTGAATAACGGTTCTACCTGGACTACCATAACCGATAGTAATACCGATCCTTTAACATCCGTAAATCTTTTTCAGTCTGGCAACTTTCCAGGCTTGACGGTTGGTACTTCACTATCTGGTATTAATTTAAAATATCGGTTTACGCTTACTACAACCTCGGCGGCTACTTTTCCCGCGATGGATTCAGTAGCATCAAAAATCATTGGAGGTTTTAGCGGTTCTGGTAGCCGTGTAAGCCCTTCTCTCTTGCTTAATCCAGTAGGGCAGGCTGGTAGTACGCTTGTAACCTGGAATGGAATCCAGCCAGCTAACACAAATATTTTTATAGATACAAGCTTAGACCTTGTTACCTGGACGCAAGTCGGCGCGGGCGCTACTGGAAGCGCGGCTATAGCTGGAATTAACACGCAAGCCGAGCCTCTAGTCGATCTATTCACGGCGAATACAAGTTCTAGTTACAGTAGCGTATTCTTTAGCGGCGGCGCGGTCGCTACCTGGACGTTTAACACGTCCTTAAGCCGTCTAGAAGCCTCTGGCGGTACTAACGCGGCCCTTATCTACAATAGCGCAACAGCCGCCGATTCTAATGTAAACGTGATTATGGATACATCAGATACTGGCGGGCTGGTATGGAGGCACGTCGACAATACGCATTACTACGAACTTGTGATAAGAGACTCTTTAGCTTCTTCTAATCCCAATAAAATACAGCTTTTTAAAATATCTGGAAGCCGTACGCAAATTGGGAGCGACGTAGTTATCAGTTTCACGCGCGGCGATCCTCACGTTTTCATGGTAGATATGATAGGCACGGCTATAAACGTAACTATGGATGGCGTGAATATCCTCTCTACCAGCGATAGCACGATAACCAGCCCTGGACGTAACGGCTTAAGGATAAGCGGCGGCGCGGCGCGGTTCTACCAGCTTAGAATCCAGGCGTACGGCGACGACGTGACTTCTAAACAAGTTTTCGGGCGCGTACGCTTGACTTCCAGCGACCCTACGGTTACGCCGCAGATAAGCAATTTAAGAATCTCTTGCCATAATGCCAGTATCCAGGCGGGCGCTATCATCGCTAAAAGCAACTATAGCATTTTAAACGGTAATAAAACGGATATAGCGCAAATATTCGATGACCATGTAAAACAATCCGGTAATTATTGGTGGAAAATTAAAGCAGGAAAATACACCTTTCAGAAACAAACAAGCCAGCCCGCGCCCTTCTGTATTACGAATAAAGATGTATTAGTACAGAATATAGATATAGATAACATTAACGATGTATACCGCAATAGCGAATGGATAACAGGCGCTACAGATGTAATAGCCCTTGAAAAGTCTTTTATAGGCGACGGTGTTACTACAACGTTTGATTTAGGCTTTTCAGTCGATACAATAACTAGCATAACTATAAATAATGTCGCAAAAAATATAGGAATTAAAAACGCTGATACAGGGAAAGATTTTTACTATAAACAAGGTGATAGCAACATAGTACAAGATACCAGCCTTATACCTCTAAATGACTTGCAAATATTAACCGTACAATTTAACGCCCTGGTAGATATTACGGTTAACTTACAATCTCCTAGTGAGATAACAAGAATGCAAGCAATAGACGGTACAAGCGGCATTATAGAATTTGCCAGAGACGGAACGGGCAAGAATAAAGCCTCGGCTATACAGATGGCGTACGGCGACCTGCAACAATACTCGATAGCCGGAGGCAAGATAGCGACGTTTACCACTTTGCGCCCTGGCTTACAAGTAGGGCAACTTGTAAGCATGTTCGTATCACCGTTTGGCATATTCGACGGTACTTTTTTAATAACAGACATACAAATATCTTGGACTAGTACGGCTGTAAACGGCGTTTTTGTGCTTAAGCCCTGGTATCAGGTGCAAGCAATTAAAGGGCCGGTTATAGGCGACTGGACGCGGTTTATAGATAAATTGGGAGATAACTAGAAATGGCAGGAATAACGAACTTGTCTATACAAAGGACATTAGAAGGTATATCCGCAAAAGTTGATTTTATTCTTGACGCTATGAATAAAACCAACTTAACAGTAAATAGTGTACAGACACAATTACAAGGGCTACTCTTGAGAGTGGATAGTTTAGAACATTCGCGCGAAGAGGGTACTAAATGGGCAAATGAAGTTCACGAAGAGATGAAAAAAGAATCTACGAATGAAATAAAAGCTCTAACGCTGGCGGCTGGAAAAGTAGAAAATAATGTAAATCTGTTAACTGAGAAGGTTAACACGCTTATAAAAATACTCTTATGGGTTTTAGGTATTGTCGGCGGTATTATCGCTGGCGTTGCAATTGGTGTATTAGTACATGTACTTATACCATAGAAAGATAAACTAATGGACAGGAAATTAATTACACATATTCCAGAACTGGTTAAAGCCAGGGCCGAAGGCGGGCTTATCCCTGGAAGTTTCGACGAGGCTATCTCGCATATCCATCGCCCTGGCGGTTTCTGGCAAGTCTTACAACGTGACAAATTAACGGGACGCGTCGAAATTGAACAGTGGTTAGAAAATAACTGGACTGACAACGGAATTAGCCAGATATACGACGCCGTATTAAGAGCGACCGCGCCGACCCAGTTCACTCCGGCGAATATTATGGCAATTAGCGCGACATTGGGCGCGACTACTCTAACCGCTTCTATTAGCGCGGGTGGTACTGTAACCAGTTTCACAGTAGCCGCGCCGACCGGCGCTACTATCCCTAGTGGCACGGCCCTGATTATAAATCCAGGCGCTAACCAGTTAGCCGTAACAACTACAAGCGCGATAAGTGGCGCGGGCAGCGTGTCATGTTCTAGTGTAACCGGCCCTGGAAGCACAATAGCCTCCGGTAGCGCCGTACGGTACGCTTATACAGCCGTGCCAACGGCTGATTTATCATCATTAGGTAGTCCAGCCAGCTATACAAGCGCTATGACAAGCGGTCAGTTCACGAAAACTATTACAACCGGCTATGGAAACCGACAAATCGCAATTACCAATAATAGCGCGTATCTCTTCTCTACAACCGGTTCGCCCGCAGCGACGGCTGGAAGCTATACCGAAGCCTGGATGACAAATACAAATCCAGTGTCAGCTACTACACAAACTGTAGTGCGTGTAGTTTTTGACGCTATTCTGGTTATTAACTCTACTACTACCGGGCAAGTCAATATAACAGAAAAGCTGTAAACAGGGAATGACTACAGCTTTAACCGTCTTTCAAGCTAACGCGGCTAGTACTACAACCGGCTTAACTACTGCTAATCAGTTTTACGCCGGTTCTAGTGGCTCTCCGGCGGTTAACCAGCTAGTTACTATAATGGGAACTGCGACCGGATTCGGGGAGATTTTACCGCGCGGCGGTTCGGCGTGGACTGCCGGAGGTTCTCTCCCGTCGCCGTCTGGTAACGGCTTTGTTTTAGACGCTAATACGCTGGATAGCCAGCAAATAGTAAGCGGTACATGGTCGGCTGAAGTTCGTTTTTGTGCTATGCAAGGTGCATCTCAGGCAGGTACTTTAGTAGCTGATATATACGTACGCGCCTATAGGTATAGTAGCGGTACATACACTAATATCGTTACTATGAAACTAGCAACACAAACAATAAATAGCACATTAACAACATATCTTATAGATGTCGCTCATAGTGCGACCGGTACATCTGGAAGCGCAATTACATTTGCAACGGGTGACAAATTATATTGTGACATTATATGTAATATTACAACTAACGCGAATGCAAATGTAACACAGGGCATAAGAAATAATAGAATGTCTACCGACACTAGTACATTTGTCGGAGACATTAACGCCAGTGTAACTACGCCTGGATATCAAAGCGCCGGTACAAATGTAAGCTTGACGATTACTGAGACGGCGACCGGTAGTGAACTGGTAAGCACGAATTGGGCAGAGTCAATATCTGAAAGCGCGACGGGTAGCGAGATTGTAACGGCTGGTAACTTACAATCTAATTCGATTACTGAGACGGCGCAAGGTAGCGAGATTGTAACGACGGCGCAAGGGCAGCAACGCTTTGTAGTAGAGGTAGCTACTGGAAGCGAGATTATAACAACCGCTATAGCTGGCAATATGTCCATAGTCGAGACGGCGCAAGGTAGCGAACTGGTAACGGCTGGCATAGCTAAAATCATAGTCGAGACGGCGCAAGGTAGCGAACTGGTAACGGCTGGCAACTTAAGCACGGTTTCTATTGTCGAGACGGCGCAAGGTAGCGAGATTATAAGCTTTTTCGCATTTACAAAACTGGTAACTTCTGTAACTGAGACGGCGCAAGGTAGCGAGATAGCGGTAATGTTACAGGGCATACAAAGCCCTGGTAATGTTCAGATGCAAAATTATGATCTTACTACGCAATATAGCAGAATATACGCTAATATAGTCGGTTCACAATTAAAGTTACTTGCTACAACTTATTATGGGAATGCAAACAATAATCAAGTGATCTATGGAGAACTTGATGCCGTAATGGAATTTGAACAGATAGCAGATATGCACGTTATGAAGACCATTAACGACGTAAACGCTTTCCTGCTTTCAATGGAATATATAGCCAACGTTTTAAGCGACAACCCTATAGCCTACTACCGACTAAATGAAAGCGCGGGCGCGGTCGCGTACGATATAGCGGGTAACAATTATAGCGGCGCGATTACCGGCGGCGTATTACAGGGCGCGGCTGGCGCGTTAGTATCCAGCCTGGATACTGCATACGACTTCGACGGTACAAGCGGGCTAGTAAGTCTCTCCAATGGTATCCAGCCTGGAAACTGGACAGGAATCTATATAGAGTGTTGGCTATCTATCCCTAATACCAGCTATAGCGGCGCGCGTACTATCATCGCTAACGCCGACCCTACGTCGACGAATAACGGATTCGCCCTGTCATTCGACGCGGGCGGCGCGGGCATAACCTTTAGCATAGGTAACGGTGCTACTTTCGCTACGTGCCATTATGTGCATACGTTTACAGCTAACACATATTACCA